ACTTCATTCTATATGATGAATTCATTACAGCCCATATTACACGTGTAACCTCCATGATTCTCATTAAATTGAAGGCTCTGATAAGTCTTTCAGTATAAGATACTCTAGATGCTGTACTGATTGAACCGTATGAAATATAAATAATCTGTGAATCAAAGAATTTTCTTTCTTTTGCAGGATTATCTTTATATTGATACCAAATTCTTTTATTTGTCTTCTTGTCAATTGCCGGTATTAAACTTACAGGGTCTAATTCTTTAAAACCTATAATTTCCTTTTGGTCATCACTGTACATAATCTCAAAAGCTAAATACCCATCAATTAACCATTTTCTAAAATAATACCAGCCCGATTGGTCTTGTGTAAAACCAAAGTAATTATAAATTTGGTTAAAATATTTATTTAGATTTTTTAATACTTTTTCATCAATGTTACCTCCTCCTATTGTATCAGGATGACAAAAGAAGTTTTTATTATCATATACTATTGCTTCATCACAAAGAGTATCTAGAATTTCTTCTATTTCATCTTGCATTGCAAAGTTTCTTAACTCTTCTCTTTTTCTGATATAAGATTGGTCAAAGAAACTAATTGACTTCCTCATTGTAGTATCAGCCATAGAAAGAGCTGCAAATGGGTACCAATAATCTTCATTGTCATAACCAAGCGGGTTCATCTGACCATAACCGATCTTGTCTTCCATTACACCGATACCTTGTGAATTACGAAGAATCATATCATCGTACTTCATTCCAAAGCTACTTAAATCTTGAAGAGCTTTACCAATTGAAATTCTTCTTTGTCCTAATGGACCAAATCTATCTAAAAATCCAGGCATAATTTTATTTATATGTTCTTATTATATATCATTTTAATATTGTGCACCAATGATGTCACCGTTTCCGAAATTACCTATTTCAAGGCTTACGACTCTTTTCCATTCTTGATAACCAAATACATACGTATTAGTTCTTCTGTTTGAAATGTATCTCCTAAAAGCATTCATGTAACCAGATTTTTCTAGAAACTTATGAACGTTTTGATAATTCATGTATGCTATTGCTCCTTGTGAAGTTGCATCATTCCCGCTTAATTTAACTGCTCTGTCAATACTTTTTTTGTATTGTGTATATACTCTGTCAAGAAAGTCAAGTCTTTTAGCAGAACTTAGTAAATTTAAGTTTATACCTACATCATAGCCGTCTACTCTACCTAAACTTAAAACAACAGGATTCCTATCCCAAATCTTATCGTCTCTTACCGGATTTGCGTAAGTAAAGGAATATATTTTACCTGGTTTAAAAACTTCATTTGTTTTAGAAATACTGGAATCACCTGTACTTCCTTTAGACGATTTAAACCAGCTTTTACTATCCTGCATGACAGGTCCTTTACCTCTCATTTCTTTTTGATATGATGCTATTTCTTCTCTTAATTTACCCATTATTTTATACTATCTTCTGTTAATATTATATATTTCATTCCTCTGGATTCAGCGAATGCTTTTGCAGCTCTAGCTTTAGATAAATTCTTAATATACGTCTCAACGGCATATTTATAATTCTTAACAGCCTGTGCAGTCTTTCTCTTAGGTTCTTTAGGTATTTTAATTTGAGATTTAGGTTTAATTTCAACAAGATATTCTTTGTATGTATTATCGGGCTTTCTTACTTTAATCCAAAAATCAGGATAGTAACTATGTATTTTACCTGTTAATTTATTGAAATATTGTATTGCAAAAGGCTCTGAACTCCATAATATAATATCATCATTTGTATCACAATATATGCAATACTTCTTTTCCCAACTAGACCTGCAAATAATAGGACCTTGTCCTACATATTTGTTTTCGTTTATTGGGGTAAATTTACCGCCTTTAAACTTAGGGTCAGGTTTGACTTTTTTAATTGACATTAATAGTTAGATGAAATTGAATATATGCCGTTAGTTTCTTCATCTCCACTTGAACCACCATCTAAACTAATAGTACCAGCGTATTTTTTAGGATATAATTTATTCCAACCTTTGGCAAAACCTCTTTTAGCAATTTCAGTATAATATGCAAATGCATTTTTATATTTAGGGTTATAGCTCTTCCAATATTTTAATAAATCTAGTCTAGCTTGCTGAATACAATCTTCCTTGTCTTCTATTCTTGTATAAGTTAATTTGTTGTTTGCTCTTTCTGCTAATAACATTAGCATGTCCTGTGCTGTACGTGTTAATTCACCTTTTTCTTGTGATTTTACGATTTCATCATGTAAATCGCCATTGTTAAGATAACCTTTCTTTCTTGCCATAGATATTACTTTTTTATAAGATGGTTTTATATGCTAAAACCAGGAATTGTTTCTATACCCCAAGAAACGGGGCTGTAAGCCCCGTGTCTTTATTTAAGATATTAATTAAGCTCATTAAGCTGTTTTTGCCATTTCTCTATTTCAGCAATAAGTAATTTATCAGCTTCTTCTAATACTTGTACATTATTAGAATTTTTAACAACTGAAAGTTTTGAGCGCTGTTCTTTTAAGAATTGAATTTTATCAAATAATGAGTCTCTTTTTGCAGCGATTTCAGCAGCAGCTCTATGTTCTCCTTCTAATAAGTCTACAAGAGTTGAGCTAATATCATAGTTAACATGCTCTTTAACTAATGTAATTGCTTCAGTTGCACTTTCTGCTTTAATCATTTCATTCATACTCATAGCAGGATTAACTTTATTGATGTATACATTTTCACCAATTCTTATTACATTAGCAGTAACACCTTTTTTAGTTCTAGAACTAACTGATTGTACAAAATCCAATTCAACAAATGAGCTAATATTTTCATATGCTTTAACAATCATTTCAAGTTCAGAAGTCTCGTTAACTTTAACAGAACCATTTGAAAGAAGGAAGTTTCTAATATCATTAGATTCTTTAACAGCTATAGTTTCACCATTGAATTTGAATTCAGTACCAGACTCATTTAATTCAAATGATATTGTATTTTTACCTTTATATCTTGTAAGAGTACCTGTACCAAATTTAAAGTTTTCAGTTACTGCAATAAGAGTTAAATATAATGCACCCATTGTTCTAGGGTCAACCATTGTTAAAGTATTTTCATTTAAAGCATATACTGCTCCAGAAAGATAGAAATAAACTGTACCGTCTTTTTCTAAAATAGGAGAAAATCTTTTTTCAACAATAGCTTCAGTGTTATTTGAAAGGCTACCTTCTAATACATTAACAGTTTCAACAAGTCTTTTAACTTGAGGTACCCATGTCAATTCATCAAAGCTATATTTAATATTTTCTCTGATTTGTTCTTCATTCATTTCTTTAATTGATTGAAGTCTTGAAATTGCAGGAGAATAGAAATTTCTATTAGAATGTTTTTGCAAATCCTTTAAAGCCCAATCAACTTCAAATGACATGTAGTTTTCTTTTAAGAAATCAGTTATATTATTAATGCTTTCTTTTACGAAATCTAACCACTCGAATTGACTTAATTCTGAAATAGCATTTGCAGCTAATTGAGATTCAGTTACAGATTTGTCTTGGCTATATAATTTGCTAATATATTTTTCACAAATTGTTTTGACACTATTCATTGTGAATAATGAAGAATCAGTCTTCATTGCATTAGCTTTTTCAGAAATAGATTTAAGTCTTCCTTTAAGGTCAAATCTTTCTGAAAGAGTTTTTACCTTTGTAGTTTTATCAACTCCTTCAATTAATTGCGCATTTTCTAAAATAGCATTTATTTCAGGAACCCATGTTCTAAATACACCAAGTTCTGTATTTAAGTTTTTTCTAACTTCAGACTCATTCATTGATTTAAGAGTTTCAAGTCTATCAATTACATTACTATAAATACCTTTCTGGTTAGAATTAGAAAGATTATTATGTAAGCTATTAACTTGTAAGCTCATAATATTTTCAAAAAGTGTAGATTCTATATTATTGATACATTCTCTTACAGGAGTGATGAAATCAAATCTATTTAAGTCTGAAACTAATCTTTTTGCCATTTCAGCAATCTGTGAAATAGATAAATTCGATTTATCAGTACTTAAATAAGCTTCGCATACACCGATTACTGCATCTTGATTATAATTAGCAGAATCGTCTGTTTTATGCTCATTCATTTTATCAATTAGATTACGTAATTTATCAGTAAAATCCAATTGCTCTTTAACGTTAACGGTCATCGATATTGTATTATTTTGAGGTATATATGTTTGTGTTGCAAAATATGCTTCTTGTTTTTCAACACCCATTGTGTAAAGAATGTTGTATATTTTCTCAGGAGAATGACCTGACATATGAAAAAGCATTACAAGGTCTCTGAGGTTATTTCTTCCCCATTCCCCATTAGGATTAGTATACTGAACAACAAGTGATTCGTATAAATCTGATTTGTTATTCTGTTTTGCCAGTGCTTTAGCATCATTAAATGCACTTTCTCTTGCGCTAAGAATTGACATAATTATTATATATGATTTTTTTATATATCAGCGTATAGTCTTTTTATTTTCACGTTGTTAACAATCATCGCAATCTGGACAATTTTCACTATTATTTACATTTCTCCATACAGAATCCGGTCCCTGTAGCTGATTTATATTAGTACTATTAGAACCAAGCGATGTACCAGGTGGAACTAACTGCTGTGAACTACCAATTGAGAACATCCTGTTACCTGCGAACATTTCATCCCTAGGTTCAAACGAAGGTATAAATGACATTAATTCAATTGAAAAATTAATCGACTTTCTTTTTTCATCATCAAAAGAGTACTCAATAGGTCTTTCCATTTCATAATCTTCAGGCATTTTATAATAAGATGCTATTCTATAAGTACCTTCTTCTATATGACCTACATCAACATTATATTGATTGCTTTTATATAAAGTTTTAATAAGTTTTTCAGTAACTCTAAATAAATCCAGCTGAGTGTCTACCCATATTTTACCTTCTATTGTCATATTAATAGGTATCATCTGAAACTGTGACGTATACGCTTTCATTGTACCATCTTCAATTTTTTGATAATAACCTCTTACGAATTTATTTAAAAGTGCGGAAGA